TCTATAACATCTTTATTCTTTTCTATAACAACAACACAATCTACTTCTTCTTTTTCTAATAGCTTTTCTTCTCTTAATAAAAAACCTAATCCAGTACAAACGACATGACCTTTAGCTATATCTATTTGTGATTGTAATTCTTTTAATGACTCCATAGTATCTATGTTTTCACACATATATCTAGTGTCGTTATACCACAACGAAAACTCTGGTCCATCTTGTTTGATGACTGTATCGTTTAATTGTATGGCATCTAGTGTTGGCATTATATATTCTCTACTGTTTTAGATTGTTCTTCTGTTGATAACTCATATTCAGATACATCTAATGCCCAACCATTTTCTGTTTCTTGTGGTAGAGTATGCCATCTAGTTGACCCTGCATTACTCCAATGAGCATAGTTTCTTCTTTGACCCTCTATGTCTGCTCTATCTACTGCTTCTATATATGATTGAAATAATAAATACATTAGATTCCCCAATAGTTTCTTTGTTCATTGAATGCTCGTCTTGTTTCATCAACACTACCACCATTTAAAACTATAATCTCTACTATATGACCATCAAAATATTCAGAGCCATTTGCGTGTCCTATACCTGTATAAAAAGTATTTATAGATTGATTGAATGTATCGTTAACCTCTGAATATAAACCATCAGTTGCATCAGCTCTAAAGAATGTAGCAGTTCCTGATGATGAGTTTGGCTTACCTAATCCTAGTATTGTTGGTCTTGTAAGTGTTGCTGTACCACCTGCATTTATACTTACGCCATCTGAACTTGATTGTAATAATGTTGTCCAACCATTTTCACTTGCACCTAAATAAAATGCACCTGCAACAGGAGTTCCACTTGATTCTTGATACTGTGATATAATAGGATCAACTTCTCCTGACCCTACAGATGTTAAGTCTGCTTGTGCATAAGCAAGAAAACCTGAATCAGTATCAGCTAATCTGTCAATAAAAAGAGCAGGAGTAAGATAATCATTACTACCATCAAACTCTAAAGAAACATCTCCATTAGATGTGTTTATTAAACTTCCACTATTTATTAGTCTTGGTTGACTTGAAGCAGCATTTATTTCTGCATTAAACAAATGTGCATCTTTAATATCATAAACTGTTGTAGAGCCATCAACTACAGTAAACGCAGATACAGTAAAAGGTGTTGTGCCTGATAAAGTATGAGTAGCGTCTTGATTACCACCAAGAAAAGTATTAGCATTAACGCTTATTGTATCGCTATTACTTACAGTTCCTTGACTAGCATCATCTAAAGTAAATGTAACTGTTCCACTTGAACGAGATATAACAAAAGTATGTGTACCTGTATCTATTAATCTACCACCACTAGCTGTAATAGTGCTTCCATTTATATAACACTTTAGATAACCACCTCTAGCTGAATAATTATTTTCTATAGCTATTCCATCTCCTGTTGTTCCATTACTTTCTAATCCATGCATTATCCACCCTTTAGTGGTATTATTTGCAAATCCTAGAAAGTTTGCATTTATAGTAAGAGTAATAGTAAAGTCGCCTGATAAACTTAATTTATTATCAGTTTTTAAAGTTCTTATTGTTCCTGTATCTCCAACAACAACATTATTAGTATTTCTACATTGATTATACCAAGCAACAATATAAGCATCATCTGTATCAATAAATGATCCTGCACCTGTAATTAAATTTTTTGTGCTACCATCGGAAACTAATGTTACTATAGAGTCGGCAGATATTTTATTAGATGAGTCAAAAGATACATCTGCTTCTGCACTATCGCTAGAACGTCTAATACGACAAGCATATCCAGTATAATTAGGTACAACCTTTCGTACAGAATACACTAGGTTGTTATCTCTTACACCTACAACAGATGGATTAGTGTTAGTAGCATACTTTGCACCTGTTCCTAATGACTGATTAAGTAACATTATAACTCTCGTACATTAATAACAACAGAGCCACGAACAACTGTATTACTTCCAACATGAAACGGTCTTGATACTCCATATGGTGGAATAAAGAATGCACCTGATGTACTACTAGATACTGTGCCTGGATCAGAAGTACCTAATTTAACATATGCACCAGCACCAGCTGTATCTGCAACTTCTATAACTGAATCTGCTGTTATAGTTATAGCTGTATTAGCATTACCTTTTACAGTCATACCACCGACTTGAATTGGTGCGCCTGTAACTCTATATCTTAAACCTTGCATAAAACCTCCTATATATGTGTCTTTAATCGCTGTTCTAAACTAGTATTTATAGAAGGTCAAGATATAAGCAAAATTAAGCTATAAACCACCACCACGTCTTGTTTGAGTATAGACTGATAATCCAAAGAACTCTGCTGCAAACTCTGTAAATATTTGATATCCTTCTGCATCTCTTTCATATACATTTTCATATAAGTTTGAGAATGTTATTGGTGCTATTCTTTGAAGAAGAACTTTCATAGCACTCTTATCTTGTCTTGATACAAAATCTTTACCTTGAAGTAATTCAATAACACCTGATACCCAAGGAGTTACTTTATATTTAATTAATGTATTTTGTGTTTCTTTCCATAAATCAAGCTTTACCTCTTGTCCTGTAGATGTTTTATATGCACTATCTAAAGCTTTAGCTAACAATCTCATAGGCTGACCAACACCAGCAAAAATATCTATTCTCATATTACCAAAAATTAATTTACCAAAATCAGGCTCATCAGGCTCATCTCCTACTTCAGCTCCTGCTAGAGCAGATAATCCAAACACTATAGCTGTTGTTACTGCTAATGATCCCCAATATTTAGCAACTTCTTTTGCTAATCGAACATCACCCTCTCTATCTTGTTTTGTTTTTAATTGACCTAATTTATCTTTTTTAACAAGTGGACTAATACCAATACCAACAGATTCAGGTACAACCATTAATCTTGATACAGCAAATCTAGGAGAGAAAAATATGTAAGATAATCCCTCTGCTGCTGCTTCTGCTTTGAAAAAAGATAAATCACCACGACCACTCATTGTGTTTATAAAATGAGCAAAAGTTTTTAACTCGTTAGAAGTGGCATTAGGAACTGCTTCACAATATTTATCAAAAGCAGCTGCTCTTAATACATTTAACATTACTACCATATTTCTTTCAGATGCACCCATAACAGCAGATAATGGTTTACCTAAACCAGGTATTTTATAAAGTTTTTGTAACATATTAGAACTAAATGATTCTTCAGAATCAATCATACCAGTATCAAGATTTGAAAAGAATAAACCTGATTCTAATCTTCTTGCTGCATTAGTATCACTTTCTAAAATAAACATAACTTCTTCAGCAAACTTTGGATCAACAGCAGCTTTAGCAGCATACTTAAATGCTTTTGCAAATGTTTTTGGGTCTCTAACACCCATTAAAAATGCTTGTCTAAATGTTCCTGACATATCAGCAGTTGCCATAAATGCACGAGGTAAACTACCTATATCGCCTAATTTTTCTAATCTAGTTCTTGGTCTTAACTCATTTATAGTTTTACGAATTATTCTAGTATTTGTTGCCTGTTGTAATAACAATGCTTTTAATTCAGGATTCTCTATTTCTTTCTTTTCTTTAGGTGTTAGATAATCAGTAAAGTCTCCGGATTTTATAAGTTCTTCTTGTTCTTTTATTTTTTGTTTTACTTGTTCTATACGTTTTTCTTCGTATTTATTTTGTTGTATTTGTCTATACCACTCTTGATTTTTTAACTCTTCTTTTAAAGTATCTATAGTTTCTAAAAAACCCATAGGATCAGCTATTTCAACTTTTTTCTTTTTAGGTGGTAACTTACCTGTAGCTATTATTTCTACAAGTTCTCCTATTCTATTTTGTTGTTTTTGCAATCTTCTAGCTTCTTTTATACCTTTTTGTGTTTCATTTAATTCAGGTTTAGAAGCAGGCCCTACATTATCTCTATACCATCCTAATATCTGTTTGCTTAAATCTTGTAGTTTTTGTTCTTGTTCAATCTTAATTCTTTTTTGTCTTTCTTTATCAGCTTCTTCTTTTTTACGTTCTCTTATTTGTTTTTCTAATAACTTAATATCTGTTCTTAATTTTTCTAATCTAGCAGATTGTGGGTCACGCTTTTGTCTACTATATTTTGGTGGCTCACCATATTCTAAAATAGTTTGTAGCAACAATAATCTATCTTGCGCTCTTAACTCTGCTCTAGCGGTATATAACTTATCTAACGCCTTTTGTATTTTATCAGATTTTATTTTAGTTGGTTTTCTTATTGGTCTATATAAACCATCTATCATTTCTTCTATGTTACGAACTTGTGTTAAGATTTTATCTGCTCTTTCCTCTTCTGTAGCAGCATCATGTGCAAGCTCTTTTAGTTTATTAAGTTTTTTTCTTAAATCTTTAGTTTCTTCTAATGTTGGTTTAGTAGTACGCTTAGGATCAAATGTTCCTAGTAATGCATTATTTATTTGAACTTGTAAATCAGCTTGTAATGTAAGAGCTTGTAATCTTTTTTGTGCTTCTGTTTTTGTACGAGGCACTCTTTGTATTCTACCGGATATCGAGCCATATATATCAGCATCAGAAACATCCGCAAAATTAGGATCAGCTTTTATCATAGAAACTACTTCATTTAAAGTTTTTACATCTTGTTCTAAAATTAATAACTTAGCATAAGCTCTTATATCTTTAGCTAATTTAGCATCTATACCAAAACCTAACTGAAACTTACCGCTAGTTTTTATATCATAGCCTTTATTTTTAAGAGTTTGTTTAATTTCTTTAATTAGTTTGTTTACTTTACCTTTAGGAAACTTTTCTTTTTCTGTTAATATTTGATCAAAGAAACTTTGTGCAGATGTTACATCTTCATCGTTTGTCATTTCTGCTATTTGTTTCTTTAATTTATTTACTTGTCTTCTAGTTTTTTCATATTTAGCTTGTACTTCTGCTAGTTTAGAAATTTCTTCTTTAGTTAAAGGCATACCATTTTTCATTTTAGTGGCTCTTCTTATAACACCATAATATGAATAATCATTATTTGCTGCTACTGACCTAGCTCTTAATGCTGATCCTGTACGACTACCTGATGCTGCATCTGCATTAACTAGTTTTTCCATTTGTTCTAATTTTGTTTCATATGACCCTCTAGTATCTGCATCTAAATTTATTATTGTTCCTGTTTCTTCAGAGTTTCTTATTTCTTCTAATTCATTTTTTAATTGAGTGACACCTAATATCATTTGATAGTGTTGAATATCTGTTAGTATTGGAACTTGTCCTGTTAATACTAAATCTGCTAATGCTAATAAATCTTCTATAGAAGCGTTTAAATCTGCTGCTTTAGCAAACCCTGTAAATGTATCAATTTGTTTTTCTTTAGAAAAAGTGCCTAAATTAAAACTATCAAATAATCTAGCAGCATCTCTTAAAGTTAATCTTGTTTTACCTTCTAGTTCTTCTTCTTCTTGTAAATCAACAAGGTCACCATATAATTCATCTACAGATGTATAATCTTGTTCTCCTATTTTTTCTGCACCTTTAGCGGCTAAATCATATTCTTTGTTTACTTCTGCTTCTATGTCTTTATCTATTTGATTTAATAAAGCATCAATCTGATCATCAGATAATTGAAATTTAGGTGCATTATCAAAGTTTTGCATCATAGGTTTTAAATGTGACATAGTTGTTTTTTCATGTACTCCATTACCTAATCCAGCTTTAAGTATTTGTAATTGTGTTGTTTGACTTTGTGTAAGTTTATCTAATCCTAAATTTAAATTAGGGTCTAATCCCATATATGCTAATAGCATTTGTTGACTTAATCTTTTAATAATAAAAGGAAATGGTGAGTCATATACTTCTTTTACTAAACTAGGATGAACACCATACATTTCAGCAACAGCATTTACACCTTGTTCTTGTACTAGTTTTCTCACAGGTAATAAAAGTTTTGGAATCTTTTTAGAGCCTTTAGACATATCTCTATCTGATCTTAATCCTGCTTGTATTGCAGGTCCTGGTATACCTTGTGGTGAGAAATTACCTTCATCTCCTGTAGCTATATATGCAATATTTTCACTATAAATAACATCTCTGTTACGACCATCTCTATGTTTTCTATCTATTTTAGTAAGTAATTTATCAATATATTGAGCTGGTTTAGTTTTTACTTTTTCTTGTAGTGTATCATAGTGAGGTGCATCTTTTATAAACTTCTCTATTGCTTTGTACCAATCACTAAAACCATCTTGTTGTTCAGGTACAGGTGGCAAAAGAGGATTACCATCTTTATCTTTTCTTAGTGTAGCTTGTACAATAAATCTTTTTCTACTTGATATAGCACCATAATCTTGTGCGTGTACTACTTCTTCTCTTACTGCATATCCTGCATCTTGTAATGCTTTTCTTAACACATCATATTGATCTGATCCTTGATAATTAGGTACGTTTTCTATTGTTACATTTAATGGTTTAGATGTAGTAATAATTTTAGCACCATGTTTTGCTAACTGCATTTCTTTATCAAAATCAGCTTTTGTTAAATTACCTTGTTTAGGTGTACCATCAGATTTTAATCCATTTGGATTAGATGCACTAAAACATTGGCAAGGAAATGATGCGTGCCAATATACATAATCTTTAAACTCTTTAGGATCAAGGTCCATAAAATCTTGTGAAGCATAGCCTGTGCCATGTATAGCATTATGAACATCAACAATAGATTGATTATATTCAGCAGGTTTTATATCAAACAAGTTTCTAAATAATGTATTAGCAAATGCCATTTCTATAGTGCCTATACCAGCCATACCAAAAAACATTTTAGGTTTTTGTGTTGTTGCAGTCATTCTATCAACAAGAACTCTTGTACGCTTACTAGGCCCTTTAGTTAAAAACCCAGTAGCTTTACCTTTATTGTATGGAACTTTAATATCTCTAGATGTAAATTGTTCTGATGTTGGATCAAGTATTTCACCTTGATCATTCTTTAAAAACCAATGAGTATACTTTTCATCATTAACATTAAATGATACTGAATGTGGTTTAAATCCTGATTGTTGTTTACCAATCAAATAATACAATGCTTCTGCTGCTACATAACAATGACCATATAATTTGTTTTCTTCATTGTTTATACTAAACTTATCTCTAAATAATTTCTTAACAAGAGTTTGTCCTACTTTAAATTCTTTAGGAAGTTTTTTAGATTCTTCTTCAGTTATAACATCATTTATTTTATCTTTTATATTTGTTATTATTGTATCTGATTCATCTAATTGGAATTTAGCATCATCTCTTAAAATTTTTAATTGTTCTTTATTTTTTTCATTAAACTTAAAGCTTTCAACCGAAGCCATTTTAACATTTTTAGCTAAGACTAATCCACCAATTTGAATTACTTCATCAGCAGCTACAACAGGATTTCCTCTTAATGCACCTTCTCTAACATAAAAGAAAGAACGTCTAAATGGGTTAAATCCTATTTGTACCCAATTTGGGTCATTAAATAATTCTTGAGCATCTCTATAATTTTGTTCATCTGTAGCTTCAACATATTCTCCTTGAATAGCAGACACAGGGCCTTTAGGAGTTTCTTTAAGAGCTATTTGGGCAGTTCTTAATTTTGGTGAAGTCATCCTTACATTTTTAGCTCTGCCGGTTGATGTATATCCTATTACTCCTTGTATTCCTATTTTATGAATAGTTACTACATATTTACCAATTCTTTTACCATCTTTGTCTTTTTTTGTATAAGCAGGTATATCTAAACGTAATGAAACTTGTTCTCCATCTTTTGGCTTTATACCTACTTTTTCTTTTTTACCTTCGTCTAATACATCTTTCATTTCTTGATTAGTTGGTAATTCAGGAAGAACTTCAAATCTCCTTATAGGATCAAACTTATCTTGTATTCTTAGAAAATCTTCGTATGAAATTTTACCATCAAAGTATTGTCTTAATGCATCTTTAACTTGTGGTATTACATCAAAATTTAATTGATATTGATTTTGTGTATCTAATTGAAATTTAGGTTTTACTACTTTAAGTGTTGATTTAGATAGACCATAATTAGGAACTTGCGATACAATTTTATCTTTTTGTATTACTTCACCATCTTTGCCTACAAATACTTCATGTATAGGATAACGATCTTTTAATATATGAAGTTTAGTTTTAATATCTTGATCTCCTTTAATAATAAAAGGATACGATTCATTTTGTTTTGCTGCAGGTTGATTTGTAACATCTGCTATTGAAAGTGCAGCGTTAGTTCCTCCTTTATTTATTTCAATAACAGCATATATTTGACCTGTTTCTTTTTTATCTATCATTTGATCTTCATCTGCTATTCCTGTATTAGTAAGAAAAGGCTCTGTCATTACTTCAACAAAATATCTTACTAATTTAGCTTTTGATTGTTCTTTAGGTTTTGCTTCTTCTTGAAATTTTAAAGGTGTTTGAGGAATATCAGCAGTTTTTAAAATTGCTTCTATTTCTGATTTTTTTGCTATCTTTGAAATTTCTCCTGCTATCTTTAATGCAAACGCTTTTCTTTGTTTAAAAGTAGTATTTTTTGGTAATAGCTTTTCATATATTTCTAAAATATTATTTGTTCCATAAACATTTTTTAATATTTTATTAAACTGTTCTTGTGTTACTGATATTTTTTTATTGTTAATAAAATCTTGTATAATATTTATTACACCTTTATTTGCTTGTGTGTTACTTAAAAGTTTTTCTCTGCCTCCTAATGCTAATGCTAAATATGCTTTTCCATTATTATCTTTAAATGATTCATTTAATCTATTCAATAATTGTGTAGCAAGAGACTTATCTCCTGCAGCCCACACATAATTACCTTTATGAAATTTTAAAACAAAGTTTATACCGCCTGATCCTTCAACTAATATATCTCCATTTTCATTTGTAATTGACCCTGTAAACATACTATCAGGATAAGTAACAGCCATAAATTTATCTACAAAATCAGTTATACTTTGATCTTTTGTAATATTACCATTATCTTCTAATTCTTGAAATTCACCATCAGGAAGATCATATCCATAAGTAAAACCTGTTATGGGATCAGTATGACTTAATTGAAATTTACTGTTAGATTCTGTTGTTTGAGTTTCATTAGAATATCCAGGTATTGCTGATTTAGCTATATCATCTAGTATAGATATATCCTCTTCTAAAATCATTTCACCTTTAGTAGTTTTAGAAGCAATAGCTTGCAACATTCTTATTGCTCTCATTTCATTATTTTTAAAATCTATTCCAAATATTCTAGATATTAAATCAAGTATTCTTGCTTTTAAAGATGGTTGAACATAATTAATATTATCAAGAAGTATTGCTGCTAACTCGGATACACCTTCTTCAGTAGCTGCTTTTTCTGTAAATCCTAATTCGTCTATATATCTATTCATATAAGCTCTTATTCTTGCTTTTGCAGGAAAAGAAATAGCATCTTTTAAAATATCATTAAGTAATATATTTGTTACTTCTTGTATGTTTTTATCAGTACCAAACTTATATTGTAATATAGCGTGTACAGTTTCATGTACTACAGTTCCTTCAGTTGCTTTTGCAGGATTTAAATACACAGTATTGTCACTTGCTACATATGCACCTCTAGAACTTCTTCCTACTATTCTTATATAATCTTCTTCAGATTTAGCATATAATATTTTTACAGTAGGTGCTATTTTGCGTAATGCTCTAGTTGCGTTTTGCATAACTTTAGCCATTTTACGCTGAAACTTTTCTTGATAATTAGTAGGAGTATCTTCAAGTTGTTTGGCTTGTTGTTCTGCACCACGCTTAGCACGTTCTCTATTAATTTTAGCAATTAATTCTGCTTTCTTGCCTTTTATAGGAATGCCTAATTTTTTAGCTTCTGCTTTTACATCATTGTAAGATGTATCTTCAGGCATTACTTCTGTTGGCTGATCGGGTTTTATTTCATCTTCTGTGGTTTCTTCTGTGGTTTCTTCAGTAGTATCCTCAGTAGTTTCTTCTGTAGTTTCTTCTGTAGTTTCTTCTGTAGTTTTTTGTTCTCTAGGTTTTAATCTTTCTCTTTCTAAAATTCTATTTATCTCTTTTTCTCTTGCTTGCTCTATAGTCTCACCTTCTTCAACAGTAAGACTTTCATCAACTTCACCTTTTTCTATTTTTGTAATTAAGGCTTGTATTCTTGGTGGTATATTTGTTTCTTTTCTTTTTTTATTTTCATTATTTTCAACATTATTTATATCTCGAATAATAGCATTGTATTTTTTTCTAGCTTCCATGTCACCAAACACAGCAGAGATAAATAAATCTTGATGTTCTTTATTAGAAACCATTGCACGAAGTTCTGCTTCATTAAACGTAACAGCAGCAGCATCAAAATCTTGATCTGTAAACACACTACCATTCATAGTTTTAACACCAGATTTTTCTTCTTGTTGTGCTATTAGTTTTTGTTTTTCTATTATAGCTTTACTAGCACCAGCTTTATCAAAATTTCTTTGTATTTCTTGTGCAACTTCTTGAAATTTTTCTTTATTACCTGCTGCTTTAGCTAATGCTCTAGCATACTCTGATGCTCTAGCATGACTAAATCCTTGTTGCTTTAATCTTTGAGTTATTTTACCTTGATAATTTCTTGCTACTATAGCGTTTTTAAAAGTACCTGGAAAAAAAAGTATAGTTGATAACTGTAAAGCACCTCTTGCAGATTCTTTACTTTCTTCAGACAATAAAAACTGAAATGGATTACTTAAAGGATTTATAACTTTTTCATCACGTTTATCTATATTAAAAGTATTATAAGCATCATCAATAGCCATATTAGAAAAAAGATTGTATGCACCTTGTTGCAAAACTTCTTCTACAATATTTTCAAAAACCATACCTGTTGTTTTTTTAATATGATCGCCTAAAGTAACAACAAATTCACGAGTAACTTTATTTTGAAATAATTCAGGTAAACTTTTTGGTCTAGCTCCTTTTTTAATGCCTGCTAATTTTAAGAAACTACCTGTTTGTATATATTCAATACCCGCAGAAAGTAAACCATAAGCTCTAGCATGACCTATAGCTCTTTCATATCTTTCTGCTATTTCAGGATTTTTAGATATTTGTTCTAAAGTTAATCCTCTATCTATATTATAGATTTCTTTAAAATATTCAAAAGCTGAGTTGGTTTCTTGAGCATACATACCACCCATAGAAAATAACCATCCACCTTTACCAAACAAAAGCGCTCCTACTGTACCTGCTGCTAAGTTTGGTGAGTTTGCTAAAGTTGCTGCAAAAGATGATACAAACCAATTAGCTTCTTCGTCTCCAGCTTTTGCTCTTAATTCATCTAAATCATCTGCAAATGTATCAGGTAAAAGTCCTTTTAACTCATCTACTTTTGATGCTAAGTATATTTTTCGAGCATTTATTCTTTTAGCAATATCTTCTGATTGTAAGTCGCTAAATATTTTTGGATCAAGTTGTGTTATTGCTAGTCCAGCACCAGGTACACCTACAGGAGTCATTACTTGTCTATTTTTTATCATTTGTTCAGATGTAGCGCCTGTTAACTGTATTCCAAGTCTGCCAGTTTCTATTAAAAGATTATTTCCCCACTCTTGAAAAGCACCTATAAGTCCTTTAAACATTTCTCCACCGGTTAATTTTTCATAATCACCAGTATAATATACATCTCTTTGTTTTCTTAAATCATCTTGTACTTGATAATAATCAATCTCATCTCCTGGAGTAAGTTTAAAATAATTAACAATAGCAGCATCAACTTCATCATCACGCATTTGTCTTTGATGTTCTCTAACAAAAGATTCTCCTGCCCAAGAGTTTCTCCACATATCTCTAGATTTAACACGAGCTATATCTCTTTGGCCCATGTCACTTCTAAAATATTCTCTTTCAGATTTTTCTCCTATCGTAGGAATAAAATCTAAGTCTATGTTTTCAAACATAGGATTTATTGATATATCTTGAACTGTTGTTTCTTGCAGCGTGTACTGCTTATCATTCATCTTCATAAAATAATTGTCCCAATGGCTCGTTACCTGTTATTCCAGCAGCATCATCTAAAATTCCTAGTGATCTAAGTTCTCGTTCATTTTCTCTTGAAATTGCTAATGGATCAACTTTACCTTCTTCACTTACAAAAGCAGCTCTTGGTGCAAGATAATATTGACTAAATATTGTTTTTCTTCCCATAGGTACAACTTTATTTATAGCTTCATTATAATACTTTTCTGCTTGAGCTTGTCTATAAGGAGCAAATTCTTTATTTATAAATGCAGTAATTGCCGCTTTGTTTGCACCTGTTTCTAATAAAAACCCTTTACTATCAAATTCAAGTGTAGGCTGACCATCAGATAATGCTCTTGATTTAAAAACTTCTTGTTCTTTTTTTGCCTCTTCGGCTTTTAATCTTGCTTCTACTGCTGCTTGACCGCCACCCTTAATTTTTTGTTTTGTTACGTTTTTTTCAGTTACTCCTAAAGCTGCATCTCTATTTATTTCAATAAATCTTCTAAAATTTGTTTTAGCATCTAAAAATGCTTGTGATTTATCTTCAGACTCCATGTAAGTAGTAGCATCATCATATACTGACCAATATTGTTGCCATGCTTTTAACTCCATACCACCACCATATACATCTACACCTTTTTGACCTAATACAAAAACATTATAACCTGCTTCTGTTTTCATTTTATCAACCATTTCATCAATGTAGTTTTCTTTTAAACCTTCACTCATTTTATCAGAGTTAATAATTGTATCCATTATACTTTTAAAAAGTGCTTTAGGATCATTTGATTGACCTAAAAATAAACTCTCCATATCTTTTTCTAGTTTTTTAAAATCTTCACCTGTTTTTTCTCCGCCTCTTAATTTTTTCTCTTCTTTAATAACTGCGTGTCTTCTTATTTTTAGTAATTCATCTACTAAATCAGGATGTATATTTAATTTATTTATTTCACCTTCAGAAATTTCTAATGCTTTTGCTTGAGTTCTTACGCTATTAAAAATAGTGCCTACGTTTTTATTATACTCTTCTTGTATTTTTTTTGATCTTTCTGCAAGGATACTATTTTTTACAGATTGATCCATAGCTTCCCATCTATCTTCGTCTGCATCTCCTATATTTTTAAGATCATCATGGGTAAATATTTGTTCTGCTTCTTTTGTAAAATAATCTTTATCTGCTTCATTAATTAATTCATTAGCATCTGATTGAAGTATAAATCCATCTGCAACAGCTTCATTTAAAATATCAACACCTGCTTGTCTGTTTGATGTTCTTAAAAGAGTATTAGCTTCATTAGTAATAGTAGAAACGTGTTGTTGTTGTTTAATTTTAATTTGAGTTAATTGTTCTTCATTTCTTAAATCTCCAAGATCAGTATCAATAACTGGTACTAATCTTCGCATTGCTTTTGGAGAATATCCTTTGTTGTTTAATTTTTCTTTAAACTCTTTTATTTTTGGTAGCAAATATTTTTCTTCATAGTTTGATAAATTAACATCATCTCTTTTTAAAACTTCATCTCTTTCTTTAGCAATTTCTAATTTAAAATCTATCATTTCTCTATTAGCATCTGCTACTGCTGATTGTTCTTCTAATTTTTCATAGTTATCAATCATGTCATTAATACCACTAGCAAGATTGCCAACACCTTTTGCATATGTATTGGCTATATTTTGTATAGATTGTATTTCAGCAGACCTATCTAATAATGGCGATGATGTTTCTGCGCTTACTTTTGTTTGTTGTTCATATAATGGTATCTTTGGCATAATTATTTCCTATTAAAATCTAAACCCACTCATACTTCGTGAAAATGATGGTAATGATCCTATTGGTGCTATTGGTGAATTATAATTAACAAATGGTTTTGTTGATGGTGTTGTTGACATTTTACTTCCTGCTTCTCCAAAAGTTGGATTATTAGGTTTATATCCAGCTGCTAATTGTCCTATACCTGTTAACACACTAGACATCATAGTAGCTCTAGCTTGCGCTCTAGCTTGTTGATTAGCCATCTTTCCTTGATATAAAGCCATCTCACCTGCTTGTGTTTGTTCAGCAGCTTTTAATGCTTGTGATCTTTTAAAATTATTTAAATCATATACCATATCACTAAATTGATCTAATTGTGCTACAAGAGGTGTACCTGATGATATTTGTACGCCTGATTTAGCAAACGCTACTTTTGTTTCACCAGCTGCTTTTCTTTGTTGTTTAGCTATACGTCTTTGTTCAGCACTAGAAGCTATATCTATTGCTTTAGCACGATTATCGTATACTTCTTTATTATACTTAGCTTGTTCTAATTGGGCTTTACCAGCTGCTCTTTGCGCTCTAGACTGTATAGCACCACCAAGTATACTTGCACCTGCTTGAACTATTGATCCTATTCCTATCATTAGCTTGTATTTCCTTTTCCTATATCTAAATTAATAACCATTCCTAATACTGTACATGGTTGTGGCTCATCCTGAATAACATATACAGTTTGTAAAAATTCATTTGCATTGCTTAAATAACATGGAACATCTTCACTATTCAATGAAGAAGTACTTGCAAACTCAATTGTTTGTAAATCTGATGCTGTTTCTGTTTGTCCTACTTTAGCAGATAGTGTTTCGTCAAATCTAATCATTGCAGATTTAACACCTACTTTATCTCCTCTAGTTGTTCCACTCTTATATTCTAATCCTAAATATAATGGTGCTAATGTTGATGTATAAGGTAAACCTACTACTAAATTTTTACTTGTTTGTGAACCAACAGGTAATGAATAATTAGTATCATTTACTTGAGCTGTGCTAGTTGTTGCACCATTTATTTTAAATGTAACTGTGTCTCCTGCTAAATGTTCTAATCTATGATCAAAACAAGTAGCTGAACCAAGATTATCATATGTTTCTCCTTGTCCTGCGGCTACAGTTAGAATGTATTTAATTGATGTTGTACTTACAACTTCTGATACTTCATATTCTCCATTAGGGTCTGTGTTATCAAAACCTAAACTTGCTACTGTAATAGTATCTCCTACAGATAAATTATGTGGTTGTGCAAAAGTTAATTGAACAAAATCACTTTCATTACTAGTAGCATTAGATATAGTATGTGAACCTAATGTGCTACCTGTAAAATTAGTATATGTTACATAATTATCTAATCCATTATATTCTGTTAAATGATTTGTACCCCACTCTCTTGCATCCATACAAACATAACATCTTTCATTATCTAGTTTTTTTAATACTAAATATACTTTATCAACATTATTTTCATTAGGAAGTACAGAAACAGATTCTACTGCAGCATCTTTAAACGTATGTTTATGCCAAGCAAACACTCCTAATTCTTTATCATAAGTTAATCCTACTAAGACACCATCATTACGCACCATCCATATAATAGTTTCAGGTTCTGTTTGAAAAGCAAATTGTAGTATACCGCCTTGTACTATATGCTCAGCTATAAATGATAAGTTAGTTCCTTTAAATGTTACAGTGTTTTCTTGTATCCATTCTCTAAAACTTTTACCTTCTCTCATAAAAAACATAACTGAATTATTTATTAAAAATGCTTGTAAATTTTTTGAACCATAATTAGTTCTACGTTTTAATTCAAATTGTGTTGGCGATATAGCAAGCTGATCTGAACCTGAACCTAATGTCCATTCATCTGATGTCGTACCTACAACTAAACTTTTAGTTGCACATAACCATACTATTTCATCTATTGTTCCTGAATTAATAGTAAGTCTCATAGAATCTGTAGCAATAACACCTGTTTGAAAATTATTTAAATCATTAGATTTGCTTAACCATAACGTATTAGGATTATTTGCAGTTCCTCCAAAACATAATCTACTTTCGTAAATAGCTACTGCATTAGGAAATCCTCTAAAATTATTAAATGCTGACTCCTGGAAATTTGCACTTTCAGGATACCTTCTTGTTAATTTACCTGCGGCTATATCTGCATTTAAATCAGAAGACGAATATGTTTGTTGAGCTTCATAATATTTTACAGCTCCTGTAAAAGCAAACTCAAAAAGTTTTCCTGTTTTAGAAGCAATATAAAATCTACTATCACTTTCAAAATATGCCATGCCACATAATGTTTCACTATAATCTGTTTGACTACTTATAGTAGGAACAGGATAAGTTATTAATGCTGTTCCTCCGCCTGCATCTATATCATCTAAAGATACTGACTCTACTGTATCATTAGAAGCATTTAGTCTTAAAAGTGATGTAGCATCTTGTCTTGAACCTGCCATATCTGAAAAATATTTATGTCCTTTATAAGCCGCATTTGATGAATAGTTTCCTGAAACAGTATAAGTAGGTTCATTCATAAAATTTTGATAAAATGTACGATTTTCTACATATAAATTAGAAGAATCAATTGACTCAAAAGAATCGTCATTTATGTTATATCTTGTTATACGAGCATATCTTTTAAACGTATTGTTTGATGACGTATAGTTACGAGAGTAAACAGTATTAAAGAAATATAAATATGGTACATCATTATCAACAATTAAACCTAATCCATTACTAGCAGGTTCAGGTTTAAAAGAAGCGTGTAAACCTCCTTGCCAACCTATAGCACCTGTAGGAGTTGATGGTAAACCCCAACATTCTGTACTTGTAAATTCTAATGTTCCATCTGTTGCATATCTTGTTATTCTAGTTCTTCCTAATCCATCTGTATGAGTATTGCCTGCCCAACCACCACTACTTTGTGTATTTTCAATTTTACTAATCCAACTAACATAAAGTTTTCCATTATAAAATGATATTCCTGTTGCCGCCGCTAAATCTGATGTAACTGTATGAGTTAATATTCTACTTGTATGAGATACTGCTACATCTTTTGTACCTTGATTTGATAATGTATATTTATCAATAAATGCATTTTCTGTATGGTCACTATTATCTGACCTACTTCCTGTATTTGGACAAGGTGCTTGACTTAATACATATATAATATTACTACTTTCTCCTATAGCTATATCTCTAACATCTGTTAAGTTGCTACCACCACTATCTTGTAATTGTAATGTTTTATGTTTTTGTACATTAGCTGTTACAGAATTATCTGTAGGATCAGATTCCATTGTATATGTAAAACTATTAGCATCAGGTACACTAGCTACTTTAAAAGTACCATTATAACTTTCTCCATTAGCATCTGCACCTGATACAACTACTAAATCTGCTGTAGTAAAACCATGACTGCTAAAAGACACAGTAGCTGTTGTACCACTAGATGTTATTGTTTTAGAAACTGCTGTATCATTTATAGTTGCATTCCAAGAACTTGTAGTTTTAAGCAAATCTCCTTTAGTAATACTACCTGCAAGAAATGGTGTAAAATCGTCTTTAGTATATGCTAATGGACTATTAACTGTAGCGGTAGCTGTAGTAACTCCTACTGTTGCTGAAGCACCTGCACCTACTGATGTTATAGTAACTAGTCCATACAAATATGGAGACTCTACTTTTAATTCGTATTCTATAGCACCATCACTACTTACTGCATCATCTTTAGTATATTGAACTTTTAATAAACTACTAGCAGGTTCAGGTTCTGTGCTTGCAAATGTAAAGTTTTTGTTTGTACCACTTCCTGTATCTCCTATGTATACATATTCTTCATAGTTATTACCACCATCTACACTTCTTAATATAGATACTTTACCTTTCCAAGTTGTACCCCTTGTTTCAAATGACCAATTAGAAAAAGATGCGTTTAAAGCACTAGATATATCTTCATTATCTGCCCCAACTTTAGTTCTTGATATTACAGAATTATTATTATCACGTACTTGTTTGATTAAAAACTGACTGCCTACATGAGTAGAATAAAAATTAGATAATGACGAAGTAATATTAACAGTACCATCTACTTCTGCCGCACCTGTAAGACTAAATGTTCCATCTGACTCATCTAATAATGGTGGAAACTTATATGTAAATGTTTGCAAAGTCCAATTAGTATCTCCTAATCTAGACAATTGTCTTACTGCATGATTTTTATGTGCTATCCAAACTATATCTGCTGATTGTGTAAATTTTAATTCGTAGAGTTCGGCTTCTAAATATGGTGTAGATAATGTTGCTTTTAATGTTCCATCTGAATAAATATTTAATTGTGTGTTAGAAAAAATTAAATTATATGTATTAGAAGAATTAAAAACAAATGGATACATTACAGATTTATTTGTACTTAAAGAAGATTTATATTGTGTAGCAGGTCTTCTGTCCGCACCTCCATAACTTAGTGGAACAAAGTTTTCCATTTTAATGCAAGCTGTGTTGTATAATGATTGATCATATCTTGCATAAAGTTGTGGACTTACTTCTCCTCCATTAAAAGCATTTATAACTTGTTTAGCCACAATATCTCCTATTCAAATGTACCATAAGAAGATAGCGAGAATGGTGGATATGATGTGATAGATGAACTAGCAGATGTGTATGTAGCCTCTAACCATTCACTATCAATAGTAGGTGATTCATTTCTTTCAAATCCATTTATTCTTCTAGCTTCCGGTAAAACGATTTCTTGAAATTCTTTCTGTAATAATAATGCTAACTCTTTATCACCTGTAACAGGCATAGCTAATTTATATGCTAGATAAGATGTAAACGCATTTCCAAACAATGGATCAAAATCTGTTGTAGCAGGTATAGCTTCATAACAAATATAAAGTGGAGAAAAGTCTGTTAGTATTGCATTACCTTCTCTTTTCCAAGCAAAGTTTGATTTAGCATATCTATATGATGATGATTGATCTGTTGTATATACTGATCGTTGTGCATCTGATGGTATTCTAAATTGATAATCATATTCAAATTCAGGCTTTACTATAGTTACTGTGCCTATATCTCCACCACTTTCAAAAGTTAATGTTGGTGAATATTCTGTAGATGTTACAAAATGTGTACGAGTAGTACTTTGTCTTCTTGTTAATTTCCATCTACCACCATTATCTTCATCAAATTCTAATTTTATATAACCATCTGTATCTGATGCAATAACTGTATTTGGTGCAACAGAATCAAATATTGGTCTACCTGAAGCAGATGTACCTGTAGCTTCTAGTATTACAGTTGTACTTCCAAAAGTTAAACCATTAACTATTTGTACTTTATAAGGGCCTATTTGTGTTCTTTTTTTACAACAAGACCATGTGTGCATTCTTGTTAGTTCCTCTAAAGCAGGATCATAATGTAATCTTGCTTGTACACCAGCAATTGTATTATCAGAATCAAAGTCTGATATTTGTAATCTATCTTGTCCTAATTTTGATAATGCTAAATTTGTAGCTATAGTTTTACTAGCGTAAGACATTGTTTCTCCGAAAAGTTAAGGGAGGTTTTACCCTCCCATTAAGTATTATTGATCAGTTGCAATTAA